TAGTTCTACGTCTTTTTCTGCAAGCAAAGGTGTCCGTACTTCACGAACCTTATCCTTGAAGATAGCTTTAGCTGCATCCATATCTTCTGATATGACTGAGCCGCTTAATGACCACGCACCACGAAAGTGACGGTCAGATGGAACGGAAGCTGCAGAAGCATCAATTTGATTCCCGTCCTTGTCTACGATGTATGTTGTTGCCATTAGGTTATCTCCTCTTAGGCTGCTAAATCAGTGACTGTTAATTCTTCAGTTATCTTCCAAGCGTTGCGCCACTCTCTTGTGCTTGGTAACTGTTCTTTACGGCAGATAACCATCTTAGGTTTATTGCCAGTGTCCCAGTTCTGCCACACATGCTGTGGGCAGTCCTTCATAATTAGGTATTCAATAGCCTGTTCTTCTGTCATAGCGTCAATAGGCTTAGTCTCATGCAATAGATAGCCCCTAGTATGCTTTGTAAAGCCTTCCTGAGCCTCATCCTTTGCTAACTCATGGTATACCTCTACAGGTGGCAGGATACCGCCCTGTAGCGCACACGCCATCCAGTTAGGGTCAGGCACAAGTATCTTTGCACACTCGTCTAGGCTGTCCTCATATACCACACGGTAGTCTGACTGATGACCTTCTAGGTTTTCTTTAGCCCAGCATAGTCTGTCCCATAGGTGGGTGCCTTGAAACTCAGGTGTGTTCATTATGCGAGGTCTCCTAGTGTCATACAGTAAGTAGCGATATAGTCTTTGCGGTCGCCATGAGTACCCGCATCACCTAAAGTGCCAGACCCGAAATTAACTAAACTTGCCGATTGTGGTATAAAAGTACCAGTCATATTACCTTCTAAAATACCTATACCACCAACTAAAGTACCAAAACTCCTAGAAGTATTGTTAATACTATTAAATGAATTAACAAAAGTTGCTTTGTCGCTTGCGCTATTATAGGCATTTGTAAAATTACTGCTAAAATTACCTGTTGCTGTGTCTGTTAAACTTGACTGGTTCAGCGAGGTTTCCGTATTTTGGGCTATAGCATTATACCGCACAAAGTGCTTCGCACTACCATTGACAACGTACTGCGTATCAACCGTGCCAGCGGTGCTGTGTTCTAGCGTATCTGCTTTAATTTTTCCAAGGGCCATTATGCTATCCTCACTACTGATAAATAAGTTGCAGTTGCAGACAAGGTTATATCTATTGTATTGTCTAAAATGTTCTTCTTAATATCAAAGTTTACACCACTAGCGGTATCAGCTTCCCCTACCAAACGGACTTTTGTAGTTCCTGTTGTAGCTTTGTAGATATACGTTCCACTTATAGCTTCAGAGCCTTGTGTTTCACCTGTATTATCCTGTACTCTAAAGCCATTGCCAAACAAAGCTGTATAGGTACTACCGTCAGTAGCGACTTCAACTTGAGCCGCAACATCCTTGAGTGTTTCTGTATTGATATTACTGGTACTACCTAAGGCAATGCTAAAGGAAATTAAGTAAACACCATCACTGCTATCTAAAAGATAAGCATCATTTGAACTATCAAAGTTAGATTTAGTATCGTATTGAACTGTGCCTTTAGCACCGAAATCAACAACTGTTGCGGTGTTGTCTGAATTACCGTTTTGAGAAGTTGTTAGATTAACTTGAAAGTATTCTTTAGCTGTCTCTATAACATTACCACATATAATCTGACTCATGCTAGGTCTCCGTGTGATACTGCCGCAATATATGGGTCATCTTCTTGGCCGTTGGCAGATACATTTCTTACATTTTCAGAGTATCTACTTGCAGTGTCTGAACTAGCAACAACATATCTATTATAGTTACTAGTTGCCATAGCTCCTTCTTGTACTGGGCTACAACTGCCTGTTACAGTATGTGATGCACTGCTCATACTATTTACATAATTTCCATATAAACAGCCTGTTGCTCTGTCTGTGAAACTACCAATATTAAAAGAGTCCGGAATACTATTATTGCTCATATCAAATACGCCATGTGCTTTAACAGTTGTTTGTTTAGTCAGCGTGACCGCACCGCCGCCTGTACTTTGAATGGTATCTGCTTTTAATGTACTCATAGCGTCACCAATGTCCCACCGCTTTCAACGGTTAATGTAACACCAGAAGCCACAGTAAATGGCCCAGTAACATTGGCATTCTCTGTGGCTAGTATAGTGATGTCAGATGTAAGTGATTGTGCGTTGGTACGAAACAAGCCACCGCCCTTGAAGTTACCCTTGTTCT